GTCACGCTGGAAATTTCCAAAAGTGGATCTCAGATAACAAAACTTTTCTTGCAGATTTAAAAGCAAAAAATCCTGTAAGTTACGGTGCGTTTCTTGAGAAGTTCACTTCAATTAAAAATCAACTCAAATCTAAAGGAGTATTACAATAATGAGTGATCAACAAAAAGAGCGAAAGCAATTAGGCATCGCTATACCAGTGACCAATAAGGCAAAGCCTGAGAGCTACGACCTTAAAGGTAATATAATAATCGACGGCAAATCATATCGATTTGGCGCATACAAATCACAAGCAAAAGGCAATGGTAAGCTTGCAGCAGGTGCTGACTATTTCTATTTTCATAGAGTAGAAGCAATGGATGCGGTGCAGGACCAAGCAGCTGCAGGTGATGCTTCATTTAATCCAGCTGAACTGGAGGCATAATGAACGTCGATAAATTCAAATCTGTTGCGATCAACATCAAGACTTACAAAAAGCTTGAAGAGTTATCCAAGAATAAATTTGAGTTGCCAATATCAATGGCAAAGACGGTTGAGTATTTTATCGAAAAAGGTTTTGAGGAATATACGGATGCAAATAGAAAAGCTAAGTAAAGAACTCAAAGCTATTCGAAAACTCAAGTCTGATGAGTACGGACCATTTAATAAGAAGATGCAAGCGATTGCAGATATTTGGTCTGTACTTATTGGAAAGAAAATTCGACCGCATCAAGTTGCTTTGATGTATGCAGCAGCAAAAATTGTCAGAGCAAATAACGAATACAAATACGATAGTTATATCGATGCTATCAACTACCTAGTTCAAGCAGATGAAATTCACAGAGAAGATGTCTCAGACTTGGTCGATAGCTACTTTCCCAAAACGGATGTCTCTATATGAGTTTAAGTTGGAAATGGAATTTAGCGGATACGACACTTTTAATTCTGAGAAAATTGAAAAATTTTACAAGGTCTATTTAGATGAGTTTGAAAAGCAGAAATCAAAATAACGTAGTTTATTTAAAAGCAGGTATTGAGAATAGAAAAAAGACTGAAGCTGAGGATAGACTTAAAATGATCATAGCTTCTATAGATGTAAAAATGCAGCAACCTTACTGGGATGCTCTTGCGTTTGATGACGTGGAGTTGGAGCTGCTATCAAATTTTGGTGAAACGATAAAGTTTCCAACAGACAATACTGCAGCAAGAGTAGCTTCAGTGTTAGCAACATATGTTCTTAAAAAGCAAACTGAGGAGGAACTATTTTAATGGAACAAAATAAAAGAAAGCATATGTGTTCAATGATTAGAAATGATTTTGAGGACACAACTACAGGACCTGTAGCAGCGTTAGGTTCAAATTTTTATGTAAAGAAAGTTTTAGGTACAGCAAAATACTTTAGAAAGTTTGATAACTTCTATCACGAAATACCTAAAGCTTGTCTTGATACCACAATACAAAATTCAAGATCTGTAGATGTTGAAAAAATTAAAGCAAATTTAAGGAGGTTCAATGCTTAGTAAATCTATGAGGACCAGTGATCATCACAATATGAATAAAGTAATAGGTGATAATCTAAGGTTTATAAGAAAATTAAAAAAAATGTCTTTGATGCAGTTGGCAGATAAGATGAAAGTTAAATATCAGCAAGTTGCAAAGTACGAGCTTGGTCAAAACCAGTTATGTGCATTTAGACTTTGGCAGGCTTCTAATATTCTTGGATGTAAGGTTAAGTATTTCTTTGATGATACTTATATCAAGCGTATGCACGGCTACCATAGCACGCAAATAAAGCGTAATTCTGCTATGCCTAGTGAGCTGTTGGATGTGGACCAGCTGCAGTTGGAAGTAGATAACGAGCTTGCATATATCGATTTTAGAGAAACTCAAAAAAACACAAATGTTTAAATGGCTAAGATTCTTAAAATTGAAACTGGAACTGTTGATGTTGTTGTCACTTCAGAATTTGAAGATGAAGCTACAGCTGCGGAAGGCACTGAACCAAATAAGTGCGATGTTAAAATTACAGAATACAAAGTGGAAAATACTAAATGGAAAAAAGGAGGATTAGCAGATGAATAATGTACCACATAATTTGCCTTACGATGACAGACTTGCACGTATGAGAAAAAGACTGCAAGGACTGCAGCGTGTTGCAGCAGCAATTAATGATTTATATATTTATGGTGTTTATCCTTCCAACTATCCAAACTTAACTACGGTGTTGGAGCAGGCAAAGGACCATACAAAGAAGATCATCAAAGATACTAAAAAAGAAATAGCAGTATATGACGATCCAATTGATCAATACGATTTAACAGACAACGACGAATTGGAGGTAATAAAAGATGACACTAATTAAAGATCCATTGTCACCTGAGAACGCAGAGAAACTTGAAGAGGCAGCTAAAGATATTTCTAAAGCAGCACTTGTTCATCATACTGCTAATCAGCAAGACGAACTAAAAATTATAATTGAAGAGCGTGATCTACTTTATAAAGAAAATGAAATATATCACGATAGCTTGGAAAGATGTTTGGAAGAGAACGCAAACTTACGAACTCTATTATCAAGTTGGAAAAAATTCAGAGGTTAGAGAACGCCTACCTAGCGCTATCTTTCTAAAAGACCTTAAATGTATGTGAGAGCTAGGATCAGGCAATTTTCATTGCTCACATATGTTAGGCAACGCTGAGGCTCTGTAAGATAGGATCAGAGCCAAAAGCAAATCCTTGCAACACACATTTAATTCTAGTAATTATTTTTTGAAAACTGGTGACAGTAGTTTTTGCTTTTCTTTAAAAACATTTCATCAGTATTAGTGGACGTGTAGATCAATTGGTTAGATCATCCGCCTGTCACGCGGAAGGTTGCGAGTTCGAGCCTCGTCACGTCCGCCACTAAAGCGAACGCAACAAGACTTAAAACAATTAACTTATTAATTTGGAATTTAACAATCTGCCTTTTGTTGCAGTTGTTGATTTGGCAACGACAGTATTATGATTGCCGTACACGTCTTGACTAGTAGTAAATCTAGTATGACCTAATGTTTTCTTTACGTAATTACGATCTAACTTTTCGTAATCCATAGCATTGATCAATGTAGTTCCTAATCTATGTCTAAACATTTTAGATACTGCATTCTTAAAAGGACTTTCATCTACTACTATGTGTCCATTGTGTTTATGAATTTTTGCAAATCCATACTCAGCTAAAGTGGACCATAATATATTTGTAAAGCCGCTATCAGATATTGGAGCTTCACCTCTAAAAGAAGGATATAGCCAATCTGTATTAGGTTTATATTTTTTAACGGTGTTGATCCACCAGTTAAAGAACATTAAACCATTATCATCTACATCAATATTTCTGAAGCTGCCTCTATTCTTAGTTCTTTTAAGTAAGCCACCTTCTTTTTGAATATAGACTGAGTTGATAGTCAGGATAGAATTATCAAAATCTACATCTTTGATTTTTCTACCTTTGATCTCACCTCTTCTAAGACCAAATAAAAACAAGGTACTAATCAAAGCAAATTTATATGCTGATTGGAAATCCTTATCTTTAGACTTTTGCAGGTTTAAGATCATATCACCTAGCTGCTTCTCATCTATGATATTGGTTTTTTTCTCGTATCTTTCTTCGTGAACATTTGGAACAACTTCCCATTGTTTAGTGATGTCATATTTCAACATATCTAAACAAGGTCTATTACCTCTCTCTGCCATAACATTTAGAAACGCTTTAATGTTTCTAACCATTCTTGAAAGAGTTTTGAACTTAGCTCCAGCCTTATGACATTTGATAATAAAGCTACTCATCTGATCATATTTAAAATCAGATAATAGACAATCATCAAATAAAGGTTCTATCCTTTTATTCCAATCAGATACGTAAGCTTGCGCTCCACCGAAAGTTAATTGAAGTGTAGGATTAGAAGCTATATCCCAACGCTCATCAGCAAATTTTTTATATTCACTTTTGAACATAAGATTAGAAGGCTTTATCTGACTTTCTTTATTGATCAAATTATCAATAAAATCTAAAGCTTCTTTTCTTAATCTTAAGATACCTTGGTTGACTTGTTTTCTAGTGGTCTTTTCTCTTACGATCCAACCACCTCTTTTTCTTGTAATAGTTAGGTTTGAAGTGTTCATAACTATTTAATAATGTTCTGACCTTATTCTGCAAGTACAATCAATCGCTCTAAGTATTATTTCACCGACTAGTTTTAGAGTTATTGCCTGCTCAGTCAGCGCTCTAAGATAAGCAAAAAACACTGGTGCAGATTGGTGCAAGATCTTACAACCATAAAAAATCATTATGATTTTATGGGAAAATCTTAACATTATTATTATCCTCGTTTTCTGTAATCTTCTAAAAGCAAGGTAATATAAGAGCAGAGTGATTAAGGTTTAGTGACAGGCGATCGCTCTAACCAACTGAGCTACACCCCCCAGACCATCGTGGTGCAAAGTTGGTGCAACTTGGCAAGAACTCTGTCACCGCTCTGCAATCCTTACATTTGGATTACAGATTTAATATAAACATTATATAGGAAAATAAAAGACTTAATTGCACCACTAAAAAAGATTCATTTATAAGGCTTATTTAAACAAACCTAAATCTTCTAACTTTAGCTGCAATCTTCTTTGGTTGTTTTGAAAATTGTTTGCCTTTTTTTTTATCTCTTCTTTTTGCTCTTGTCGTTGCCGCATACTCCGCAGCACTCAACGAATTTATGGCAGCAGAAGGCAAGTATCTTTCCCCAGTAATACTTGATTTTTTTCCAGACTTTGTTCGCCATTTTTGTTTACTCCATTTCTTTAATGATGTTTGTCTTTTTGATAAAGCCATTACTTATAGCCTCCTCCAGCTTTTTTATATCTCTTAGCAAGGAGTTGAGCTTTACGTGCTGACCATTTACCTGCGCCAGTACCTTGAATATTAGCTGCAAGAATACGATTAAACATACGTTTTCTCATAGTAGGTTTAGTGTAATTACCTGATTTATTTACAGATGATTTTCTTTTCTTTTTTGCCATTGCTTTAATTTTAATTCTTTTTGATAAGCTTCAAGTTTTTGTAAATTCTTAAGTCTTATCTCTTTTTCTTTTTTGATTTCTTCAGGTTGCTTTTCGCTGATACTTTGTATCCGCCTTTGTTCTTTGCCTTCTTTTTGTATTTGTTCTGTCCGTACATTTTTACGCTCCTTATAATAATCAGTCATACAATCTTTGATTGGAGGAAAGCCAACGTATTGATGTCTGCAAAATAGTAAGTGATCAGGCGTTGCAACGAACGTCTCTGTTTTAGAACCACAATAACTACAAGTGACCTCAATCTGAGGCTTAGCCTTTTTTCTCTTCATACTGATTTTGTTGATTAAATTATCGCCACTGCTTGCAGGACCAATACCTAGGAGTTGTCTTATCCTTTGCAGTACTGCATTTATGACGTGCTAAAAAAGACTTCTTCCTTGCTGGAATATTCTTTTTTATCTTCATAGATTTGTCGCCAAAATTTACTTTGACAACTCTTGAGCCTTTTCTAACAAAGACTTTAAATTTTTTAACATCGCCTCTCATTACTTTATTTAATGAGACTTTCTTTCCTCTATATGTAGCCATTAATCTAAACTCGATATGCTTATTATTTTTCCGTCTTTAACTACGGCTTGAACTTTGCTGCATCTGTATTCAGCATTTGAATTTCTAGTTGCTATTCTCTTTTTCTTTAAACACTCAGATATTGAAGGCATTAATAAATGCTCCTTCAGCTGCGGTGGTTCACCAAGGAACATCAAAAGACTAATTACTATTTCCATTTAATTTTCTCGTTAAGTTAAGTAGATACTCAATCTTATCTTCAGCTTCGTCTAAGTCTTTCTCTAGGTTTTTAATCATCACTTGAGAGTGAATATTCTCATCAAGTAATTCTTGATGCTTTTCTAAAATCTTTGCGTTGTGTTCTATCAACATAAAGATCTCTAAATTTTTTGGTTCTTGTTGAGCCTTCTTTAATAGATCAGCTTCAAATAAAGTATCTGAAGTTTCTAAAGCCGTAATTCTGTTTGTAAGTGCAGAGTAGCCAAACACTGTTGAAGCAACTAAAGCTATTACCATTATTAGATTAGCAATAGGCATAGAGATTTTGCTTTTATCAGATAAGTTTATTTGGTCCTTCATTTACCTTGTCCTCTATATTTTTTAAAACTACGTCGTTTTGATTTATTCATTTTTGTTAAACTTGGATGTCGTCCAATACTGGTCTTATGGAAAATAGGTTCGTGAGCTACTTTATTTAAAAAGCCTTTTGCCTTAGCCATTACTTCTTAAATTTTTTAATCGCTAGATCAGTGACTTTCATTCCAAAGCTGCTCGCTATGGCAGCAAGTAAAGCGTAAATATACCAATCAGGAAGTTGATTTAGAGTTTCAAATCCTTCTTTAAGTTTAGTAATCCATTCAGGTTTATTAAAAAATACAGATCCAAAAACTATAAGTAGAGGCAAAGATAAAATAACGGTGAACCATTCATCACGCCAACTATTGTCCATACCTTTTTGCTTAGCAGTTTCATATTCTATTTTACCTTCTAGCATTCTTTCATAATGCTTTTGTTCAGCTAAAGCTTTTACTTGTTTAGTTTCGGATCTAGTTTTCATTACTTTAAAACCAGTTCCAACAATCTGACTTATTACATTCCACATCATAATTAATATTTCCAAGCGTTAGGTCTCATATCAAAACCTTGTTCTTCAGTTAGGTTGTCAATATGGATAAATGATTTCGCAACTCC